AATTAAAACAAGAAGTAGAAGAACTCAAGAAAAAAGTGAATTAAGATAATTTACTTGATATTTATAGTATATAAGTTATAAACAATAATAAGGAGAAAAAGTTATGGCTAACAAAGAGACAAAATTCTCAGAAGAAGAATTGAAATCTTTACAAGACCTACAACAACAATATCAACAAAAACAACTACAATTTGGACAATTAAGAGTTCAGAGGTTGTTAGTTCAACAGCAACTTGATGCAATTGATGATACGGAAGCCAAGTTAGAAGTTGAATATGGTGGAGTTCAAGAAAATGAACGGAAATTGGTTGAAGAATTGAATAAAAAGTATGGTCCTGGCAATTTAGATCCCGCAACAGGAGTTTTTACTCCTGCACCGGCTACTGAAGAAACTTCAGAAACTACTTAAATAATCTCCTACAAATATATCGTTTGAGAAAGTTAGGCGATATTTATATTAAATATTTATAGTCTAAAAACGACTAATTTAGTTATTTAAATTATAATAATAGGAGAAAAATAATGGCAGAAAGAATCGTATCGCCGGGTGTATTTACTCGTGAACGTGATCTTTCATTTCTTCCACAAGGAATAGCTGCTATTGGGGCGTGTATAATTGGACCAACACTTAAAGGTCCTGCATTTGTACCAACAATAGTTAGAAATTTTGGAGAGTTTGAAGAAATGTTTGGAACTACGACAGAAAAGTATTACACACCTTATGCGGTAGAACAATATTTAAGAAGTGCAGGAACTGTAACTATAATTCGTGTACTTAACACGGCTGGTTATTCAGTTGATTCACTGGCGATTAAAGTAGGAGCTACTGCTCCTGCAACAAAATCATTGGCTCGTATAGATATTACTAATATGACTGATGGTGATGTATTTTCGATAACTGGTTCAGACGGAACTAAGTTTAAATTTACAGCTCAAGATTCACCAGTAGCAGATGACGAACCTTCGGCAAATGCATACTATTTTCTTGGGGCGTTTGCAGCAACATCAGGAAGTGCAGGTGTCGCTTCTATGTCTGCTCAAATTAACGCAGCAACGAGTATTCCAGTAACCACGGCACATACTGGTAATGCATTCCTTGAAGTTTCAGCATCAACTGCTGGTTCATCAGGGAATAGTATTTACTTTACATCTGGAAGTACTTCAACAGCACTTGCAGGTGGTGGTGATGCAACTGGTGGTAAAACACTTGCACTATTAGTACCATCTCGTGGTGGTTCAAATGGAACTGCAGATTTAGAAGGTAGTACAATTACTGGTACTTGGGCATCAGCTTCACTTGTGTTGAGTGGTAGTAATTGGGGAGCAAAAAGTATAACGGCAGATGGAGTTCAGAATGTATTCGCTTTCGGGTTTGATACTGGAAGTACTTATGCATCATATATTGAAGATGTATTTTCTCACGATCGTGGATCAAAAGTGGGTAGTGCACAAGTTCAGAAATCTGGTCAATATACAGCACCAGCATATTTGTATAAGAGTTTTAAATATGAACAAACTGGTAAAGCATGGGGAGCAACCGATGATGTAACTGTTGAAGATGGAACTTTAGGTATGGCAATAACATACAATAATGCTTCAACTCCTGTGATTCAATCACAAATAGTAAATGGAACAAGGTATGATTTATTTAAAGTCAACACTCGTTCACATGGTAGTGATGTAAATAACAAATATAAAATTGTTATTTTGAATGTAAAGAAAGCAGGTACAATTGCTGGTACTGATTATGGTGATTTTTCATTACAATTAAGACAAACTGGATTAAATGATAACAATCTAACAAAAGATAATATCTTAGAACAGTGGGATAGTTTGAATTTTGATCCAACAAGTCCTAATTACTTTGCAAGACGAATTGGTGATAGATATGTATCAATAGATTCAAATGGTAAACTTACTTATAATGGTGATTGGCCAAATAAATCTAAACATATTTATGTTTCTGATTTTTCAGCAATAGCAGATAAGTCATCTCCAGTTAGTGTAGTACCAATGGGACATGCAGCAATTGCAAATCCATTTGGTAGTGCAGATACAACTATTCCAGCATGGACATTTAAAACTTCACAATTAGATACTCAAAGTACTTATGATGAGAAAGTTCCTTATGGTGTAGATTACGCTAACGCAGATGCAGAGGAATATTTGTCACCTTATAACTCGACAAGTACTGGATCGAATGCTTCTATGAGTTTAGAAGATATGTCAGGACACGGAGACGCATCTAAACTTGGAAGTACTTATTCAGACGCCTCAGAGAAGGTAACACTTACACTTTCTCACATTAAACAGAGAAAGTTTGTTGTTCCATTTCAAGGTGGATTTGATGGACGTAATCCAGCAGCTCCAGAGTTTGTTGGTTCAAACATTGTTAATACAAATACACAAGGATTTGATATATCAAATTCTTCGGCAGCCGGATATACTGTATATAAAAAGGCAATTGATGCAATAAGTAATCCAGATGAATTTGATATTAATATGTTAGTAACACCTGGGGTTGTTCACGGAGTACATTCTGCAATAACCAATTACGCAATATCTAAATGTGAAGCCCGTGGTGATGCATTTTATGTATTTGATTCTGGTATTCATGGTGGATCAATAGCGAATGCAACAGACGCGATTGCTTCACTTGATACTAACTACGCAGCAACCTATTATCCTTGGGTAAAGATTGTTGATAAGAATACAGCATTACCTGTCTGGGTTCCACCTTCAGTTGTGTTACCTGGTGTAATTGCTTATACTGATAGAGTAGCACACGAATGGTTCGCACCAGCAGGTTTGAATCGTGGTGGACTAACAACGGTATTAGAAGCACAGACAAGATTGACTCACGATGAACGGGATGAACTTTATGAAAATAGAGTTAATCCAATCGCTTCATTCCCAGGTCAAGGTGTGGTAGTTTGGGGACAAAAAACACTCCAAGCAAGACCATCAGCACTTGACCGTGTGAATGTTCGTAGATTGTTAATCAAACTGAAGAAGTTTATCGCTTCTGCAAGTAGATACTTGGTATTTGAACAGAACACAACTGCAACAAGAAATCGTTTCTTGAACATTGTGAATCCGTTCTTAGAATCAGTACAATCTAATAGTGGTTTGTCAGCCTTTAAGGTAGTAATGGACGATAGTAATAATACTCCAGATGTTGTTGATAGAAATCAACTTGTTGGTCAGATATTTATCCAACCAACACGGACAGCTGAATTTATTGTATTGGACTTCGTTGTATTACCAACGGGAGCAGCATTCCCCGCGTAAGTTTAATCATATAGATTAATAAACAAAAACCCCTCTTTTTTGAGGGGTTTTTTGTTGCCCAATATATTTATATATGAAGTTAGAATAAAACTTCAAAAAAACTATGAAAAATGAATATGATGTTTTTTTATAAAAACTGATATTTATAGTTGAAGAATTAAACTTATTGGAGATTAAAGATGCCAGAACTATTAGATCCTTCTGAAATAATGTTCACACCGTTTGAACCGAAAACTAAAAACCGGTACATCATGTATATAGAAGGTGTACCAGCATATCTTATTAAAACGGCTAATAGACCTACAATTGCTTTTGAAACTATTGAACTTGACCACATCAATGTAAAACGATATGTCAAAGGTAAAGGTTCTTGGGAAGAATTAGAAATTACTTTATATGATCCTGTTGTTCCATCCGCCGCACAGGCAGTTATGGAATGGGTAAGGCTAGGTCATGAGTCCGTTACGGGTAGAGATGGATATTCAGATTTTTATAAAAAGGATGTAACAATTAATGTGTTAGGTCCAGTAGGTGATAAAGTTGAAGAGTGGACACTTAAAGGTACTTGGATTACCAACGCAACATTTGGTGATTTAGATTGGGCAAATGCAACAGACCCAGTTGATGTAACCTTGACACTTAGATACGATTACGCTATCCTACAATTCTAAGGAGGAAAATATGAGTTTTATTACACAGATGTTATCAGACGATGCAAAAATTTCGAGCAAGAGATTTATTGGATTTGCATCTTTCGTAATGTTAGTTGGTAGTTGGACTGCTAATACATTTTTTGAATTTGCTATTAGTGAACAAATACTTCAATGTTTTATGTACATTACAGTAGTAGGGTTAGGTGTAACCGCAGCCGAGAAATTTGCAGCACCTAAATAATAATTTAAACTGGGGATTACAATATCCCCAGTAAAGTTTTATAATTGGTTATATTGTATAGGTTACTAAAAACTATTCAATAAAAATTACAAAGGAGAAAAAACATGGCAGAAGAAAAACGCCAATTTCCAACAGAGGTAGTTGATTTACCTTCTAAAGGATCACTCTATTCAAAAGACTCCCCATTATCAAAAGGAGAAGTTGAAATAAAATATATGACTGCAAAAGAGGAAGATATTTTAACATCTCAAAATCTTATTCGTAAAGGATTAGTAATTGATAAGTTGTTGGAATCATTAGTAGTGGATTCATCTATTAATTTAGATGAAATGCTAATCGGTGATAAAAATGCATTAATGGTGGCATCAAGAGTATTAGGATATGGAAAGAATTATGAATTTGAAGTTAATTGTCCAGCATGTTCTGAAAGGAATAAAGATAATATTGATTTAACATCACTGAAGGATAAAGAAATAGATCATTCAGTATTTAAAGGTGGTGTAAATGAGTTTGGGTTTGATCTACCCGCCTCTAAACGAAAAATTACATATAAAATTCTTACTCAAAGAGATGAAAGTGATGTTACAGCAGAACTTAAAGCTCTAAAAAAGGTTTCGGCTGGAAAACAAGATCACGAAGTTACTACAAGATTAAAAAAATCAATATTATCAGTTGATGGTAATGATGATACTGTTCATGTTAATAGTTTTGTAGAGAATGAATTTTTATCAAGAGATTCATTAGCATTTAGAAATCATTTAGTAAAGACCACACCAGATATAGATATGGATTATTTATTTTCTTGTGAACTATGTGGGTTTGAACAGGAGATGACGGTCCCGATGACCGTTCAGTTTTTTTGGCCTACAGCCAGAAAATAAACCAGACCTACATACATCAGTATATCAACTCTGTTTTTACGGAAAGGGTGGGTTTACCCATTCTGAAGTATACAACATGCCGGTTTACTTACGGCGATTCTATTTAAAACAATTAGAAAAATCTTACAAAGAAGAGCAGGCCGCTTATGATAAATCATCTGGAAAATCATCAGGAATATCCAGGCCTCCCCGAGTCAAAAAATAGATAATCTTATATTTATTATTGAATCAATCCAAGGTTTTATTCAACCTTATTAAATTATTGGAGTATATTAATGGAAAACTCACCGAATGAATTGCGTGAATCTATTATTGATAAAATAATGACATTAGTTTCGAGTGGAAACAAAATTCGGCCTGGTATTAGAAAAATGATAAATAAAGATCCAGAACTGAATAAAAAGTTTAAGGATATCGAAAAGGATTTACAAGATTTAGGAAAACAAACTAAAAAATTGGCATCAAAGGTAGAAAAAAAATATAAGGGAACTCCTCTCGAAAAATTTTTCTCCGTTTAATTAAAAATAAATTATGGCAAATAATAGTGTTAAAGCAACCAAAGAACAAATTAAAGCCTTAAATGAACTTCGTAAGTCTCAGGGAGGTTTAAATTTAGAACAATCAAAAACACTCGATAATCTACGAGAAATGCTTTCTGAATTGACGGGATTAGAAAAAAGACAGAAAAAACTCGTAGACCAAGGGGGTACTTATACTGATTTATCTAAATTGTGGGCAGATAATGCTATGGACCAGAAGAAGGGGGCACAAGAGTTAGCTAAAATACAAAAAGGTCAATTGAGTCTGCTTTCCCAGGCCGCCAAAGGAGAACTATCAGCGGCAGATATTGCACAACACAGGGTAAATTTAGAACAACAAAGTTCAGATATAGGTAAGAAGTATTTTGGTCAGAATGTAGAGACTGGAAAAGAATTACAGGAACAAATTAAGATATTACTTGAACATTTAAAGACGGTAGACGAGTTGAATGCAACAGAACAAGAAAGGAATGATAAGGCAGCTGAATTAGAAAAAAATATGGGTCCACTTAGAAAGGGATGGGAAGATATTAAAACAAAAGTGGGTGATTTTGCAAAATCTCTTTTTTCAGTTAAGGGTATAATTGGAATGATCACTGGAGGTCTAATTGCTGCGGGTGGTTTATTAGTTAAACATTTTGTTGGAACGTTTCAGGCCGCGATGGGAATGCAAAAAGAACTTGGTGTAGGTGTTGGACATGCTATGGATTTACAAATAGCTACTAATGAAGCGGCTATGGGTGGATTTATGTATGGTGAGAGTGTAGAAGATGTTGCTGGTAGAGCATCTACACTTGTAGAAGAATGGGGAGTTATAAATGAAGAAACTAAAAATTCTATTGCAGCCGCAACTGAATTAGAGAGACATTACGGAGTTTCTACAACTGCAGCTGCCAATATAGCACAAATGATGGAATCAACATCAGGTTCAACCAAAGATGTTTTATTACAAGATATGGGTAAGGAAATGAAAAAAATGCAGAAGTCAGGTGTTCCAGTTGGTAAAATTATGGAAGAAGTGGCTGGTGATACAGACTTTTTTGCAGGAAGTATGAAAAAGGGTGGAAAAAATGTTTTAAAAGCGGCAGCATTTGCAAAAAAATTGGGTATGAGTATGGAAACTGTTTCTGGAGCAGCAGACTCTTTATTGGATTGGGATACATCAATAAATGCTGAAATGGAAGCTAGTGTACTGTTAGGACGAAATATTAACATGAATCGGGCCAGAGAATTAGCATATGTAGGTGATTTAGAAGGAATGCAAAAAGAAATTATGAAACAGGTTGGTTCTGAAGCAGAATTTGCAGAGATGAGTAGAGTACAAAGAGAAGCCTTAGCAGACGCCGCTGGGTTATCACTTACAGATTTAAGTAAAATGGTAGCCGCAGAAGAAAAACTTGCTAATATGGATGAAAAAGCCCTGGAAAAACAGAAGGAAAACGAAGCAGTTACTTCTAATATGCAAAAGATATGGGGAGCGATTACCGCAACTTTACAAAAAATGTATGAGAAATTTATTACTCCACTTATGGAAAAAATGAAGAAAATAATGGGAGTTTCTGCTGATATGTCAGGTGAGATGGAATTTGGAGCAGATCAAATAGAAAAACTTGAAGCATTTTTAACTCCTATTTTTGAAAAGGTTGTAAGTATAGCGACAACGATTGGTAAATGGATATATTCGTTAGGACTTGCAAGAGATGAGAGTGGAAATATTGTTGGGGAAACATTTGAACTTGGAAATGTTCTGAAACTTGTTACAGTTAAAATTGATGCAATTAAGAAGAAGTATGCTGAAATAAAAGAAGATGCTGCAAAATGGTGGATTGAAAATAAAAAGATTGTTATTGGAGTTGGGGTACTTTTAGTAGCTTTAAAGGCCCTGCCCTTAGTTATGGCAGCACTTAATGTGGTATCAGCAATATGGGCAGGAATTATGTGGTTAGCATCTTTGCCATTTGCACCAATTATATTGGCCGTACTTGCAATTGTAGCGGCCGTAGGACTTTTAATTTATTATTGGGATGAAATTAATGCTTGGGTTAAAAAAGTATCTGGTGGGTTTGTCGATATGTGGGATATACTGTTGTTAATTATGGGACCTATTGGTTGGATGATTATGGCTGTGAAAAAGATTTGGGAGAATTGGGATTTGGTTTCTGCAGCCATATCAGGTGTTTGGGAGTGGGTTAAGTCGTTATTTACTGGTATGACGGAATGGTTTGGTGAACTTTGGGGTGGTATCAAAGAGAAGTTTGCTACACTTGGAGAATGGTTTGGTGGAATAGGAGAAAAAATTAAAAGTATTTTCACTGGAGTGAAAGAATTTA